TGTATAAAGATCCTCATTGTAGAATCCTTGGTTCGCGAATCTTGGGCCAAACGGATACCTAAAAGGAACCGGAAACGCGCCAAGCTCTAAGGCCTGTTCTTTGGTTTGTTCTATAAAGGACGCGTTATAGTGGTTTCCAAATCTTGCGGTACCACGGTTGTCCCACGCACTAAGACTGTTACCACCAGTCAGAGTATAGAACTCCCACTCCTCATCATTAAGACCCAGCGTTGATACATCGGAGAATAACGATAGTTGCTCCTCAGCGCGATTAACGCCAAGCAGGGTAGTTGATGTTTCTGAAGTTTCTTGAAAGACCTCAACGACAGGAATCGCTGTAGTACCTATACCACTTGGCATAACTACCCCAGTTGCGTTCTCTGAGTTAGCGATCTCTCTTACTGAAATCTCTGCATCGGTTACGAGCTCAATACCTGTTTCGTCAACAAGTTTCTCACCACTTACGATATCAAAGAGAGGTACTTGACCAGTGATGGTCTGCACGGGATACTTACTGAAGGATATCTTACCACCCTCAGTAGCGTTTTGAACTCTGTCTATGGTAATCCAATCGCCAGCGCTCAAACCTTGAATATTACCCTCAAGGTTTTCTACCTGCAGGGTTATTGATTCTCCGCCGTCTCCACCAACACCAGTAATGCCTATAATCTTTACACCGGTCTCAGGCAGACCTCCGCCAGATCCTGGTCCAGTTTGACCAGAATACGCAATGTCACCAACTTTAACAGCGTGTGAGGTATCAATAACACCACTTGGATAGTCACCGTTACTATCAGGCGACTCGGACGGATCTAGAGGTGTGTACCTCGGGATCTTAAAGGTATAATTGGCACCTGCAGCCGTGCTTCCGCCGGATGACGAGTAGACGGTGGTGTTTAAGTAAGACATAGTTTATTGTTCTTCCCATGTTAAACTCGCTAGAACCGAGGCCTCCGCTGAACCTGAATTATATGCCGCAACTGATGAAGAAGCAAGGAACAAAGTATCCACCTCGTTAGTAAGAGGGAACGATAAGTAGTCCTTATTATAATCAAAGTAAGGTAGCAAATCAAACTGCTGACCACCTGCTCCAACGAAGAACGTTGTAACTTGAGTTCCTGTGCCAGGAATCGGAGTTCTTAGCTCAGGATTGACAACGACAGAACTTAATCGTTCGATCTCAAATGTACTTACCGCATTTGCCAGAGCAAGGGCAGTGCCATCCTCGTCATAGTTTCCAGCGTATAGGAAGGTTTCACTTGCATCTATATAAACCGTGCTACTAAATGATTCTAGAGAAGTAAAAGTAAATCCACTAGCAAGAACCGTTACATAACCTAGTACTGGGAACAATGTTTCGTTTGCGTCCACCGAAGAATCGTAATGAGATCTAAACCATCCATAGATTCTATCACCGGCGGTTAGTCCTGTTGGTGTAGCAGTTGTAGTTAGGGTAGTTGGTTGCCCAGCAGGCTGAATCGCAATGTCAGTACCATGGATCGTTAGATCACCGGACCAATCATCAACATCATAACTTTGGAATGTTGGATTCTTAAGTAGCTGTAGGGAAACCGTACCTGAACCAGAGACGCCTGTCGCAAGTCGTGTTGGATAAACCTGTACACGGTTACGAACCGCTTGGTTCTGAGAACTAATAATGTTTTGCTTAGTCTGTAAACCAAAGACAAGTTGTGGTCTATCAGCAATAACTCCGATGCCACCCGTACCTACTAGAGGCTTGTTTAGAATTAGTTTACCACCGTCGTTACTAGAGTTTGGTATCACCCACTCTACAAATACGCCTCTGTCGGCTGGGTTATTTGATACGACTCTTGACTTCATGTAATAGTCTGAAATCGCTGGGAACCCATCACTGGCGATATTAGTACCACTAATCTCAATGTGGGCGTAACCATTCGTAGTACCTTTTGTCCAGTTGCTCGAAGAATACTTAGATCCGTAGACATCCGAAGCGGATTCAGTTGAGTAGCTATGAAGGCGAACGGTTCCTCTGTCACCGCCGTCAATATAATACGAAGCACCATACTTAGTAATGTATTGCGAGTATGAACCAGAACCAGGAATTGAGTTTTGTTGCCTTGAGGCGTTATCATAACCATACATATTGGTTGAGCCACCGCCATATACGGTATACGTGATAGGCAATGTAGCGTTACCAAGAGAGGCAACCTTTAATTGGTTTGATGCGCGAAGGTGGTGGATACGAACCCATCTTGCTTCCCCGTTACTTACGGGAACATACGCAAGGAAGAGCGCGCCAACAGCACCATACCAAGAGAACTCGATCTTCTGCATGAGAACCTTAGTAAAGTCAAGGTTCCAAATGGAGTCCCTAATCTCGTTTGCATCTGGATCCGCAACGGTCTTAACGTTTTGGCCAGGATACTTAATAGTATCATCGCCGCCGCCTGTGCGAACCACATCTGAATAGTATACATTACGATCTTCGTTTCCGTCAACAAAGTCACCTGAGAATCTTGAGCGTGGGATACGATACTCGTAAACCTTATAGAACTCTGGTTTTACGTTCCACTCAACAAAGTTTTCCCATCCTGAAGTATCATGAGATGCAGTACCGTTTACCGGAAGCAATGCACACGATACACCAGAGTTAACCTTTTTAATCTCTTGAATAACTGCTGCGTTTGAATCACCATCTCCATCGAATCCTGAGTGAGCGTATGCATCAGAAGTATCAGTAGCGATCGCGCCAACTGGAGTACCAAGCACAGCAAACTCATTTGAGAACGATCTCTTATATGGAAACATTACGTCTTCAGCACCTGCGTTATTCGAGGTGTCTGGGAATACGAATGGAGCAGGAGTCTTAATGATATGAGTACCACTCAAAGAACCAACGACGATCTTAGTATCGTTATCCAGTTCAGTTAACTCAAAGGTAGTACCAGTGAGGTTTAAGATTTTATAAATTCGTGAGTGAAGGAGGTTACCTAAGGCAGACGTTTCTTGAGTCTCATAGATAACATGCTGACCTTCGTTAAGTCCTGATGTTGATGCAACGGTAATAGTACCTGTGCTTACACCAGTAAATTCATACTCGGTTTCTTCAAGAAGTAATGATGGATCGTACATAGCTGCATGAGTATGGATAAGACCATCTCTCAGAATACATAGATCGCCAGCAGTACTTGTGGACGGATTACCTGCAGTACCAAAGTCTTCAGTTTGTTCTGAACCAAACGTTAACGGATTGGACTCAATGATTGATTGTGTACGACGAACAACCGAAAGGAAGTCACCGGTTCCAGTATCACGAGTTTCCCAATAGTATCCATCAAAGTTATCAAAGATACCGTACTTACGAACGCACGGGTTACGAACATGCTTACTAGACGAAGCATTTGGTACGACCGATGTCTTAACACCAAACGTTGCGGCCGACACACGACCGGGTTGGTATCTAAAGAATCTCTTAGATGTTAATGTTGCGGTCTTATTCGCCGGTGCCTCAATAAGAGCACCAGATTCTTCAGGAATATGTTGCAGACCGTGGTTCTGAGTACCATTAAAACCATCATAGGCTTTATCGGACGAAGCTGAGTAACCATCTCTTTGTTCTGGAGTCGAAGCCCATTCACTTGGGTTAACATCGTAGGTGTTAACGTCAGCAAAGATACCGAGTGCGACTTCCGAACGCGGAATCCCGAGGAGCGATAACGCAACCTCAGAAGCAATTTTGTTTTGTTCCTCTACGGGAATCGCTGGCTGATCCGAAGCGATAACCACAGGAAGAGATTTTGATGCAATCTGTTGTCCTGGTGGTACCGGTGCGGTTCTACCTACGACGACGACCGCAGCGTTATTATTTACATTTGTTAAACTAGACATCAAGTCTTCCTTTGGCTAATACGAATGTGTTACGAATAATTAGATACGGTTTATCCGCATCCGCCGAGCTAGTGTAACTTGCAGTTGTTGCTGTGGTTAGGTCAGTTGTGGTACCGGCTACCACCCTAAATCCTCCAGCCCCATCTGACTCTACAGAAGTTACAGTCCACGATGATCCTGTAAAGTTAAGTGTTGCTCCCGACACATTCTGTGTCTTTATGACATCTCCGACAGCGAACACGTTCTTATCATCGTTTGATTTCAAAGTAAACTTACCATTATTGGAGTCTACCTTTTCAAAATTGTTTACAAGAATCCTACCATCTGCCTCGTAGGCATATGCATATTCAGTTGCCTTAATTCTATATATAAGTCCAATCAGTGATTCATCTGAGGGTGGACTCGTTGCAGTCCAGTCAGCCTTTAATTCATTGTACGATGGGAGAGCATTAACATTGGCTGACGTTATCTTCCACTGAAAGTATCCGTTCTCTAGACCAAAGTCACCGCCGTTTCCGTTGATTGGAACAGTGATGATTGGATTGCCGGATCCATTGTTTGAGTAATCGAGTGAACCTCCAATTGCGCCAAGAGCCTCAACATTATTTCTTTTAGTTAATGCTAGAATATCGGCTGATAGTTCAACCTCGGTTCCTGGTACAGCGACTCCACTAACAAGATCTTGATTGTCGCCTAAGTGCATTGCTACACCACGACGTAAGTATAACATTGAAGGTGATTGATAATCAACACCAAGATCAAGCTTAACGTTTATTGAATCAAAGTCAGAATCCATTGTATCAACGGCAGGAATAAACTCATCGTCAGTACCCATGATAAGGTTAGGCGAAGAGATTAGGTTACCCGAACCAAAGATCAATAAACCAGAGCCACAGTTACGAATTGTGTTACCAATGATTGTGCCGATACGAGTTACTGATGCATCAATGGCTGATGTCCAGTTCTCAAAAATATTATCCGACACTGTGGTAAAGGTGGACGAAGATACAAGTAATGAAGTAAGTGCATCATCTTCACCATAGGACAATCCACCGTTTCTAAACTTACATCCTGCGATACGAATGCGATCGTTGTCCAATGCATATAGACCAGAGCCTACGGTATTGAGAACATCGATGTTGTCGTAAACAATGTCACTTCCTTGTGGCATCGTTATTGGAAAGTTAGATTGCGTTTCAGTCCAAGTTACGTTATTGATCATATTACCATCAATGGTCAAGTTTCTAAACGTAATGTTATTTGGTGTATCGGTCTGAGGTGTTAGGATACAACCTTTTTGGTTTGGATTAATTACATCGGCATAATGATCGAAGTTCCAAGGGATTGCTTTAATGACTGCTCGTTTTGAGTTGCCAAGAATCGCAAAGTTATCAGGAACAGTAAGTCTTGATGTATAGTAAACTCCATCAGGAAGAACGATGTTTCTTAGCGCAAGATCTCTGAACTCATTGATTGCTAACTGCAAACCTGCAGTGTTATCATGCACGAGCTGAACATAGTTATCACCGTGATATAGTTTTTCAGTAAATCTTAAGGTCTTTTTGTTATGTACCTTCTCAACGGTTGCGCTATACCATCCTCTAGGATTCACGACGTTCGTATTAATCTGTTCGTTCGTCGGTGGCTTTTGTGGAAAGTATACCATGTTGGACGGTGTTGAATAAGTTCCATCCAATCTGCCTGTTGCGGTTGACTCAACCGAGAAAGCATTCGTATCGTTGGTCTTACTGGACCATTCAGTACGAGTGAATATTCCTTGATCGTTAAAAATGATACCTGAAGTAATTGACCCAAGTTCTCTAGGTCCAAGTACTGCGATTAGTTCCGCATCCTGAAGGTCAGTGGTGGATCCACGATAGATAAGCATACCGTATTCACCAGATGATCTCGTCAAGGACAACGCGTTATATCTTAAAGAGGTAAAGTTAGCTGGAGTGTTATGAGCAATAACATCAGTTGGTCCTGCTGCTTCACCAATCTTGCCATTATCGAATCTAAACTGAGAGGTCCAATAATAGTAATTCTGAGTTGGCAGACCGCCATCGGTTGTACCGTTCTTAGTTGAGGTTGCCGCTGGTGTAGGAGCTGCCTCATCGGTTGGAACTGCAGGATCGTTTGATTGAACACCAAACACCTTGATCTTATGACCAACCTTAATAGTATCGGTATTAATAACCTCAGTGATCAATCCTTGAATACTTGTATCAGGAATGCCACCAACGATTTGCTGAAGAAACTCTGAACCGCTAAACTTTTGAGTATCGTTGTTCATAATGACCCAAACAAGATCGCCTTGAACCTTATGAACTACACCTTGGAATCCTGTGCTGTTTCCTTGAACGGTTTCTCCTACGGCAAAAGTACCAACCCTTTGAACAAGTTTACAGATAGTCGCAAACTTAGCAAGCATCTTACCGTCATTACATAGAATGTTGGACGCACTTGCCATATTGGCTGATAGGCCATTTGAGATCGTAATGGTATTACCGTTAATCTCAGTGATGGTTGTGTTAGCAGGAATACCAGAAACGACTGACGTAATAGAATCGCCAACAAATACGTTAGCAACTGAAGTTACATCAAGGGTGGTATCACCAGCACTGTGGTTACCGTCTAGTACTAGTGTTGGCGAATCAAGGACGGTTGCCTCCATCACTTCACCAACGTTTGAAACTTTATATTCTTCCGAAAGAGCTTGGTCGATCAATCGGCCATTAAGGTAAAGGTTCTTAGTAACGATATCACCGCCACCAACGTTCAAGTTGATCGCGCCTTGATCTCCTACATCAATATTACCTTCAAAGACTACATCCTTGTCGTTATCCGCACCTGCAGTTAACACAAGATCACCGTTTTGGTTATATAGCCTAAATCCGTTTGTTTGATCCGAGGAAGTAATACCAGGAGCAGTAAGATTTCCTGTCATAGGAATCGAACCATCGTTCTCCACCTTACCAATGTTTAGATTGGCAAAGTTAGTATCAACTTCGTTATTTGAGAGAGGAGCACCTTTGAACGTTTCACCAGTCAGATTCGTGGTGCGAATATTACTCTCAAAATCTGTCTCGTTCTGTCTATACTTAATTGTGCTCATCTCTTATCCAATTTGTAATTTCCAGTTGACAACAAGATAATCCGTTGCACTCTTTGAGAACGGCGTATCCAATACGGTACGGCAAACCAACAGCTCGGGACTAGCATCGGTTAATAGACCAACCTCTGCAACAGTTCCTGTGCCAACATTTTCCTCAAACGTAGTAATGAAACTCGCAATGTTATTTTCCGTTGACGCAAATCTTACATCGACATCAGCAAGCTCAGTTTCTAGTGCAGCGTCAGTTAAGGCAGCTGCAGTAGTACCTGAACCAATTGCGATCGATGAAACATCTTCGACTTCGTTTACGGTTGTACCATCACCCTCGTTGTAAGTGCCGTGAATTAATTTCCTTGCTAGGAATGCCTTACCCGCAGTCGTGACAAGATTCTTTACGTATCGTTGATCCTTCAGCTCACCATCTTTAGTGAAGAGCTGTAGGTCTACGTTACCTTGAATGTTAATGTTCTCAATCATATCTTATCCAACAGCTGCTTAAGCATTCCCTTAATATCAGAAACATCTTTTTCCAAAGCACTGATTCTGCTTTTCTCATCTTGAATCATTTGTTTCTGTCTAATGTATTTATCATAGTCAGCGGAGGATACATTTACGACTGCACCTCCATTAGTCTTCCTTAAGTTTGTGTGTCCTTCAACCTTATGCATTTGCGACCACTATCAAATCTTTTGCTCTTGGAACAAGTGCGCAGCTGCTAGATCTCATGACAAGTTTAACCGCCATTTGATCAAAGGAATCAATACCTGTTACTCTGAATTCCTTCTCACTAAAACCAGATGCATTAGTTGATCCAACAGTTCCTACAAGAGTCCAATTAACCGTATCAAAGTTTTGCGGATCCGAGGAGAGTTTGGTTTTTCTATATACATCAATGTTTGCGCCGGTTGGAACATTAGCCGCGAACCTTATAGTCATAGCGGTTGAGTTACCTGCAGCGTCGGACAAGTTAATTCTTCTAGTCATATACTTAGCTGCAGTAGTACCTTGGTTAGGTGAGATCTCATCGATGTAGTTATTATATCCAACGATGTTGATACCACCAGCGGCCCCAGCAGGACTTTCTGCGACAAAGTTTTTATCCGTGGTTACTATAGAACCATCAGGCTCAACAGCAGTAACGATACACTGTCCATTGTTACTTGCGTTTTGACAATTGGATAGCTCAATCACTTGACCAACGATAAGATCTTGGAACTTACCACGAATAGAGTTGTTCGCTGTCGTAATTTGTTTTGAGTCGTTTGATACCAATACGATGTTTGTCGTATCAGCTGAAACTATTCCATACTTATCAAACACTGTGCCGTCAGATTGTTGTTCTTCAGCTTCAGTTGGAAGATACGGTGAATTGGTGATCGTTGGATTACTTACTCTGTTATTAAATGTAGTCAATGACATTCTTGTAAGTTCTAGCACAGGTGAAAGATTAGCGTTAGTACTAAACAGTCTTACGTCAAGATCTAAGGATTTAACCTTATCACCATTCACGACTACCTCATTATCTTCAGAAGCAAGAAGCTTAGGTGTAGTAAAGAAGTTGTTTTCGTTTTCAAGAACCTCAATACCAACGGTATCTCTTACGTATGGAGTCTCTCCACCAAACACGCTCTGGCCTGACAAAGTTTTTGCGATAAAGTCGATACGAGTCTCAAAGAAATTGAATCTCGGTGCGACTGGTTGCATTCCATCAAAGAGAACGTTACGAGTTGCTTGAATGTTACTACCACCAACTCTCGTTGTTTCATTTGCCGAAGATGTTACCTTAATAACATACGAGTCGTGACCAACATGAACAATATCATGTGTCTTATTCAACTCGGTTGCGTTAATACCAGCAAATGTACCAGCAACAAATCCTGAAAGAGTAACCTTTGAGTTCTCTTTGGTGAATCCGTGATTACGATGGAACACACGAACGTATTTAGATCCAAATCTTGTTTGTAGTGGATCATCCTCTAGGTCATGTAAATCCAATCTTGCGTTATGGAAAGTCGCAGTACCACCTGGGTTGAGACTACGTGTGTTGACCGATTCCTTTCGGCCGTCTGGTCCAGTGATAGTGTTGGATAAATTACTAAACTGAGCCTTATTGATTCTAAACTTCAAGTCTTGGTTCTGAGCTGGAGTCCAAGTTCTATTGTTTTGAGACTTAAAGAACGATCCAAGATAAGGCTGCTTATGAACTTGCACATCTGTAAGAACATCAAACTCACCTAGGTTTGATATCCATGCATGATAGTTGTTTGAATCTGATAAAAGGACAATACAATATTCTTGTGCGCTTTGAACAAAGACAGGAGATTCAAACGTAAATCTTGTTGGAGTATCAGGTGAAAGCGCTAGATCAATCGGAGAAGAATCAAGTGCGCTTAGGTCAGTCGTGTTGGACGATAGGCCAAATCCAGTACCGTACCTTAATCGGTTATCGTCTCTGATTTGATACGGATCCAAGATAACTTCACCAAACGGTAGTACTACTGGTCCTGGATAACCATTAACTGTGTTACGAACTTGAAGCCTTAGTGGTACCTCAGGATCAACAGATGCAAGATATATATCGATTGATGTTAAGAAGCAACCGACCTCTTCCTCAACAAAGAAAGTTTGCGCGATTGGATCTGATGAATCGCCACCGCCGCCGAAACGGGTACCAAAATCGTCATTTCTTCTAGGAACCCACACACTTGAGATTAGATCCGTTCCGCTATCCAACGTAACGGTCTGTTCATCGTTTATTTCAGTTTGAACTATTTGGCCGTTTCTTACGCTATTGAATGTCGATTGAATATCCCTTAGGATACCATTGGCCTCGTAGTTAACAGAGCCACGAGTCATTGCAGTACGGTCATTATTAGTTTCATTGTCGATTAACTTAAACTCACGAGTACCTGTTCTAAATTGTATCTGAGGCGTATTAGGAATCTCAAAGACACCAGCAACATCGCCACCAAAGTTAGTTGTAAGTTGATCGCCTTTAGTCTTTGCTGACCAAAGAGTAACCTTACCTCTGTTACCAGAGATAGATCCCTCAATGATATCTCCTACTTGGAAATTTCCAGAGTGGTTAATAACCAGTGCAGTACGATTAACACCTCCAGGTTGTACCTCTTGTAGTACACAAACCGCTGTACATGGTGAAGCCTCTGGAGTTGCATATGTAGTCGTTCCTCGTTTCGCAACGAAGATAACGTCACCTTTGTTAAGAGCAGGTTGGGTGTTTCCTTGAGGAGTACCTTGTACCCCAGTCAAAGGATTAAAGCGACGTGCAATTTGATCCGCGTCTCCGCCTGCTTGTGTTTGCCAATCAAACACTCCGGATTCACCACCATCGACCTCGGGTCCGTACTGAATACGAGAGGCCGGTGTTACGTGTTCAGTGATAGGAACACCGTCAAAGTATGGATATAGATTTGATTGCAGCTTTAAGCCGCGACCAACAAATACGACTTCACGAGAACGAATGAACGGAATAACTGAACGAGAGACCTCACGATCAGCCTCGACCAATTCGCGAGAAAAGGTTGCGACTACTTCAGTGTTAATACCTGTCCTAGTTTGATCAGACTGCTCTTCCCAGTCCTGCCAAGTTTGGCGCCAAGTACCTTCACCTCCTCCAGTTGTACGTCTTCCACCTATATTTCTTACACCGCTCCACTGAGTCTGCCAAGCGTTCCACACGTTTCCTAAAACGCCTTCTTGCGCTAGTCTATCTCGCGTAGCGTTAAAGTTACCCTCAACATCATTAACGATGTCGGGCAATCTGTTGGTCTCAAACCATTGATCAGCAAAAGGGTTTAGTGATACCGAACCGACAAACGTAAAGATGGCGTATGGATTAACGTTTTCAGTTGTGGTTGCAAAGGGTTGTTCAATAAATGTTTCTTCGGTATATGGGAGAGTAAGAACCTCGCCGGTTACTTGATAACCCGCAGCAGTTCTTTCCGCATCGGTTGATACTGACTCAACCAACTCTGTGTTCTCTACATGGAATGTTGGTCTAAGTTCGTTTGCCTCCATGTCTATCGCTGCACGATAGTCACGAGCTCTCGTATCGCCTGTTCTATGTCCAGCAAAGTTATCAACAACGAAGCCGTTCTTAAATCTTGTTAGTCTCGGATCATCGTCATCAGGTACCTCAAGGGCGGCCGCTTGTTGTTCCAATAAATTCAGAGAGGTGTAATACTCAAGTCTGTCGATTCTACTTTCTAAAGTACCAATGTCTCGCATGGTATATCGACGATTGTCAATTCTCTTAATATTAATATCCTTAGGACTAAACGTGTAAGCAGGAATATCTAGCTGAGCAATATCCATTGCTTCTGGATCACCCTGAGGAATCTGAGGATTCAGTGATGGAGTACCACGCAGATCAAAGACGTTACCACGAAGGCCAATCGCTATCTTATCAATTCTAGAAGTATAATACTGATATGTTGCCGTTAATTCTGTTCCTGGCTTTGGTGGAAGCGAAAGAGATCCGCCTGTTCCTGTAAACCCTGTACCTGCATCATTAAGAACTGGACGGAAGTCAAGAACGTTACGAAGTGGAATAGGACCAGAGATTGACTGATAGTATGGAATGTCTTCGTCTCTGACGGGATAAGAATCAATCGAGAAGTAGTCGCCAGTGTTACCATGACTAAAGTATTCATAGTCAATACGAATATACCCAGTTGGTGCAGAGTATTCTGGTTTACGAATAAGTCTAGCGTGATCGTAGAATGCTTCTCTTTGACCATCGTCTAGGTCAAACCAATCAGTGATGTCAATCTCACCTGAAGCATCATAAGTTCCACCAGATGCAACGGACGACATAGATACTCTTACGACTCTATAGACATCTGCTTTACTCAAAGAGATTCTTCTGTTGGCTAAGGCATCAAGATCAACGATGTCGATCTGTCCAGTCTGTAGGGTCTTAGTCTTTTCTCTAGAATCCGTAGCAGATTCTTTAATCACTGGAATCATAGCAACGTATGATGTGCTGTTAGAAAGACCAGTGATAGTGATCTTATCGGTATCTGAGTTTGAGCGATCAATCGCAACACCGCCGGTTCCAATCTGAACTAGTGAACCGCCTGCCTCGACAAGAATGATTTCATTTTCCTCAACACTAGTTGAGAATCGCGTGCCAGTACCACTTGATGCTACTGCACTGGTGCGAGCAAATTCAACGGTACCGCTACCGTCCGAACTGTTATTAAATCTTTGCATGACGGTGTACTCAACCTGAGAACCTCCCGCCTCAGTCTTAACTGTTTTTACAGCCTCGACAAACATCGGGTACATAACCGTCTTAGAGTTTGGTAAATGAATTCTAGACTCAACCTTACGATACGCGACACCACCAGTATAGTTTGACCCGGATGATACCGCCATAGTCGTATCGTCCGTGATAGCAGTGATTCGTCTAGTGGTACCTTCTACCTCAATGTAGTCTCCTACGACGAATGCTGTACTAAATCTTGTACCAACACCAGTTACTTCATCAGCATTTGCGATCGTAATGGATCCTTGGTTATCAAACGATCTTTGGTTAACAATGTTTGTGTATCCTGAGACACCTTTGATACCTTTAACGTTGGAAACAAAGGATTTGCCAGAGTTCATTTTTACGTCAAACAAGTATAAACGATATTCGTTATTGATAAACTCAAGACCACGAATTCTTGCGGTACCTACCGATGAACCGGCGACTGATAACAGAGCAGTTTGGAATTGGTCATAAAGGGTGACTTGCTCCAAAGCAGCAATGTCAAGAACGGCTTCAGGTGCACTAACAACTACATAGTTACCCATGACTGATCCGATAGAATCATTTTCCTCAAGGAGAGCATCTCTCGCCTTTGTGATATCAATTCGGCCCGGTGCAGTCTTTTGAATTTCATAACCCTTAACGTAAGCCTTTCCTGGCTCAACAATAACCGTAAGCTTACCTTCTTGATCCAAGGCCTGTGCTTCGGTTTGACCTAGATCGGCTACGTCACCACCATTGTACTGTGGATATTTTTCGTATGACCAAACCACGTTTGAGTCAAGGGAACCATCGGCCGCATCAGCAACCCCTGTTCCTACAGCGACTGAAGGTCTGCTTGGACCTGCAGTACCTGACTGCATTGCTCTGTAAGTAAAACCACCGTCGGTTACGATATCACCGATGAGGTAGAATCTTCCTTCAGTCCATGCGCCACGATTATTGGATCGCTTTTCTTTGACTTGAACTCTGAATGGATTAACTGAATAGTTACCGGATTCGTCAAACGTTCTACGAGCAAGTGCCTTTTCAAGTTGTGAATAGTTTGCTACAACCTTATGCTCTTGCATAACACCGTTAGTGAACTGCATTGTCTCAATGTAATCGGCATCACTGGTGTCGGGAACATAAACTTCGTTTCCGTCAGAGTCAGTCGTAACAGTAATCTGTTTGGATACTAGAGTTGCTTCGATTTTATAACGATGAGCGCCAGGAGCAGAAAAGTTAAACGTTCCATTAGCGTTATCATTAAGAGAGTTATCCTCTTCAGGAGTTACAAACGTTTCAGCAACAGTAAATCCAACGGAAGCAGGTGTAGTAGTATTATAGGCATTAATGATTGCAACTTGAGATTCAACAAGAACAAAATGATTTCTTAAAAAGTAAATGCCTCGTTGTACTTCAGCAAATGAAGCGGTTGCGTTTGGGTTTTCGTTTGATGGTCTAAGAGTGATCTGATACTCAACAAAGTTATCGGCATCGGTTTCTGATATCTTGACTCTGACTCTTTCTTCGGCAGAGAATAAACTCTTAGTGTTGTTATCGGCAGAGCGAGTATACTCAACGACGAATCCTTGAGGAATCTCAGGACTTACTGAAGTATCCCTTGGTTGCCATGCTCTAAGTAGAGCCTTAGTGTTTAGAAGAGTCGCATCCGATCCACCGCTTACGCCAAAACCTGTGCCAGTCTTATTAAGCATTAACCTTGCTGCTGCTGGAGTATCTGCTGCGGAAATATCGGTTGGAGTACCTTCAGTACCAGAGATCGTCTCAATTCTTTGAATGACTGGATTGACTTTAATTGAGTCACGACGAAGAATCGTCATTTGTCCTGGGACAACAACTGAGCCTTCTTCATAGATGGATTGACCGAACCGTGCTACTTGATTCTGAAGAATCGATTGAGCTTGGTTTAGTTCGCGAGTCTGTACCGCGTACCCTGGACGAAAGAGAACACGAAGGAATTTCTTCTGCTCATCAAAATCATCAAAGTAAGGTGAAGTATTAAAATTTGTCATTGTGTTCCTCTAGTACTCCAGCACTAATGTTATCGTTTCGATCTGATCGTTTCTGCGAGTGATTGCTTCACGATTATTTATAAACAAAATATCACCGGAATATGGTTCAACCTCAGGATTTGTTATACTTGCGATAGTTCCTGATGCACCCGATGATAGTCCTCTGACGGTCTCTCCTACAGAAAAATCAATGTAGTTGGATACGTCGTTACCACGAATAACTCTTAGCTTATTGGATTCAAATACGTCAACCTGAAGTCCAATTGCACCGCTCGTTTCACCAACGATTGTATCATCGGCAGTGAACGGTACGTTTGATTCATTCAGCGTAATTCTATATTTTGCATCAAGGGTCTGAGCCGTTGATGCTGTGGTTGTTCCGT